TGGGAGCCTCTGCCACTCTTTTGGAGACGGCAGGTTTTGACTTCTGCAATTTTTCGTATTGCATAGCCCGATACAGAGTCAGGACGGCGCGGTGGTCGTACACCTGCGACAACTCTTGGTCTGTCCAGCCTACCGATTTGGCGTAATCTTTTATCTCCTTGCGGATAACCTCGCCCTTTACCTCATCACCAAAGTCAGGGATGGCAGAACGTAGACGCTCGGCTTCCTGTTGGATATGAGACCTCAACCTCTCCTGATGCTCGGAGGCTTGCTTGGCTTGGAGTGATTCGCGTTCGGCGCGGACAGCTTGTAGCTGCTTTTCGCGTTCCATGTTCTCTGCCATCTTGACCGCGTACCCGATGGGGTCTTGGTCTTTTAAGGCAGTCAGGTCTTCCGCAGGTTGTGTCAACATCTGTTCGATGACTTGCAACCGTTGGGCATAGGTGTCCCGCAATTTGGCGGCTTCATCTATCCTAGCGCGTTCGGATTCGACTGCCTTACGCTGTTCGGCTAGATTCTGCGTCTTTTTGGTGTAGTCAGATGTGCGTGAGTAGCCCTTAATAAGCTCGTCTAAATCCACGTCCAGTTCTTCGTTGTCAACCTTGACCCGAAACCTTTGTGGTGCTTCGACTTCTTCTTGGACTTCTTCGCCTTCCGCTTCCTCAGATTCCTCGGCTTGCGCTTCGTACTCCTCGGTCTCCTGTTCCGCTAGTTCCTCGGCTTGGCCTTCCGGCTGCTCTGGCTCCAACATCCCAAAGATTTGGGCGGCTGCATTGTCTACTGTTTGCGCACTCCCTTGCGGGTTGGTGTCTTCCATTTGGAACTCCTACTGTGGTTAAAAAACCATAAACTTGCGTTTCTTGTCTATCTCCTTGTTGGTGGCGATGGACTTGAGTGACGCAATAAATTCTTCTAGCCCCTTGAGCTTTAGACGCTCGCGTTCACGAACATCTACATCCTCGTCAGAACTATCTAAGATGTTGTTAATATACATCAGCCGTTGCTTTTCCACAACAGCCATAAAAAACTCGTCGTTCAGGAAGGCTATCGCCCGTTCTGTTTCGTTCAACCGGGTATCTCCACGCCTTGATTTCTACCTTGGGAAACCTCGAAGGCTTTGAGTTGTGCCTCGGCTTGGAACTCGGCACTCTTGAGTTCCATCTGCGCGGCGGCTTTCTCCCTAGCCAACTGGATGTCTGCGGCGGCTTTCTCCCGCTGTAACTGGATGTCTGCCTGTGCCTTGGCCTGGTTCAACTGGATGTCTGCTTGCGCCTTTGCCTGAGTAATCTGCATCTGGGCTTGCGCCTGTTGCATCAGGGCGGCGGTAGCGGGGTCAGGCTGTTGCTGTTGCGGTTGCATCATCTGCTGTTCCATCTCCGGCGTAATCTCGCGGAAGAACTCAGAGGTGTCCTTAAACCCTGCGGACTCGATGAACCGTCCCAAGGTGTTGCGGTACTGGCTTGGCGAGACTAAGGGGTTGGCTATGCCCATCTGGGACATAATCTGCTCCTGCTTTTGCAGGATTGCGGCCACCATCGCCATCTGTTGCTCACGGTTACCCGTACCCAGACCTACGTTTACCGTCAGGTCGTACTCGTTGCTCCACTCACGGGGGTCGATGGCCACGAACTTGCCACGCATCCGCACAATCCGTTCCTTGTCTTGGTACTTGCAAACAAGGTGCAGGATGGACTTGAACAGGTCTTTTACCCCTGTCTCGGCAAATATCCTAGCAATCAACTCAACCTTTGCGGCTCCTGCGTTCTGAACCATCGCCACCGCTGTCGCGGTAGTGTTTTGCAGGATGTTGGGGTCTAAGCCCTGAGAAGCCTGTGTAACGCCTGTGCGCTTCTGCTGTATCTCGTCCATGTAGGCGAGCATGGGGAAGGCTTGTCCGGCCACCAAAGGTACTTGTAGGGGCGTTATGGCGGCGTTGTTCTTGACCCTCACGATACCGCCTGGGGTGACCGTCAGCATATCGTCTAGGTTTACCTGCCCATCGACCACGGCCATCCGAGCATTGTTGGACAGGTACAGGTTATCCAACATCTGACGGGTAATCGTGGTCTTAATCTTCTGGATGTCCACAACCCTGTCAGCCAAGCTGTGCCCGAAGAACTTGTGGGGCATGGGGATTGGGCAGATAGAGCAGAACGGGATGAAGTCTGCTTCCTCGTTCTCTAGGATTGTGCCGCCAGCGTAGAACACACGGCGCAGTTCGGCAATGCCGTCCTCGTCGTAGTCCGTCCTGATGTAGCACTCAAACGTCTCAATCTCGTCCATGCTTGTGTCGAGGCTGGGGTCGTCCGGCTGCTCACCATTCGGGAACCGCGCCACCCTCTCGGGGGTGAATGTTAGGTCGTCGTAGGCCGGTAACTCGTCAATCTCGTCAGCCTTAAAGCCCATGCTGATTAACTCGGAACGGGTGGTCAGCCTACGGTGTGCTACGAAGGGCGCGTCAGCGATACGGCGTGCCTTCTTGGAGATTAAGAACTCCTCGGGCGGTACGTTCTCAACCTTGACCGAACCCTTCTTGTTTATCTTCTTGACCGTGACGTTGTACGAGAACACGGGTTGCATTGTCATTTCTGGAGGCACGCCCGTCTGCTGGGCAAGCATCATCTGCTCTGGGGTAGGAGGGACAGGAACTTCGCCTATCTGAGTCTGGCGTTGCTTGACCACTTCCATCTGCCCGTCTGCTAGTAGCAGGGTCAGTTCTTCCTCGGACAGGTTCTCGTACTTCTCTTTGTCAACGCTGGTATCGTCGTTCCACCAGACCTTAATGACCCCAGCCTTTTGCAGGAGCGCGTCCTTGAACCACGTCTGGAATACCTCAAAGCCTGGGTTGTCGTTCATCAGCACCCAATTGCAATACTCGGTGGCTTGCTTGGCCTTCTCCTCGTCGCCAGGTGCTTTGGGTTCAAACCGCACCACGTCGTCGGACTGTGTAAATACACGCAGGAGTTGTGGCAACGCGCCGTCTACGGCTTCTGCGACTTCGCCCGTAACGATAGTAGACCGCCCCTCGACTTCGTTGCCGTAGGGTTCGCGGTTGTACGCCATCAGCGCATCGCGGCGTTCCTCTACCGTCTCGGTATTGATATAGCCAATTGCGTTATCAATTTCGTTCTCGATTATGGCTTGTAGGTCGAACTCTTTCATTTCACACTATCCATTTCGTGTTAATCGGTAGCGGTTTGCCCCATGTGCTAGTGGTATTTAAGCCAACAGCGAGATACCTAAAGGCATCCGCAGCGTGACTTGACCAGTCATGCAGGGGTTTGTCGTAGTAAACATTGCGCTTCTCATCGTACTCGCGGCGGTAGTTGCGTAGTGCATCTGCGCCTTGTTTAGTTCGTGGATGGAAGTAGCAATTAGGTAAAAGCCTTCTAACGGCTTGTATCCCATCGTCGATAGACATTCTTGGGCAGACGGTGATATTGAGTCCAAGGTCTTGTAAGACTTCTTTTCTACTCTTGCCTGTGCCGAGTTCTCGTACCTCAACGTCGTGGGGCAAGATGTGTTCAGCCTTTGTGTAATCATTTTGCTTAATCCAGTTGACGTACCAGTCTAGTCCTTGACCGTGGTTCTCAACGAAGTCGATGAGCCGCCTCTCCTGCCCTGCGACCTGGCAAACCCATATAGCTGTGCTATCCCCAACTCCCAAGTCCCAAGCCGTGTACGTCTTGCAGAGGCTGTCTGTCGCGAACTCCGTAAAGCGTTCAGGTGCAAGCGTATTAAGTATCGCGCCGTAATACGCACCCTCAACCGCAGCATTAAAGGAACACTCAAATTCAGTTGCGAACTTGTCGTCGCCCATCTCTTTCTTGGCAGCTTCAAGTTCCTCTGGACTGATAATATTTGTCTGCGAAGCCTTAAATTCAAGTAACGCCCACCCTTCCTCTTTCTCTGCCCTGTCGCGCAAGTCCTTAAAGTGGTTCGCGCCCTTCGGTGTCCCGATGAACAACGCCCAGCCTAGTCTATCCGTAAGCGCAGGTCTTAGCACCTCGTTCCAGACCTTCGGGTTCATGTCCCCGACCTCGTCCAGCACAACCCCGTCTAAGTATATTCCTCGCAGGGAATCTGGGTTGTCCGCACCGTACAGACTTATGCGCCTTCCGTAGAAGTCTACCCTGAGTTCGCTGATGTTAGCCGTTGGGGTCAGGGGTTCCGTAAACTTTAGCAGGTAGTCAAACGCCACCCTTTTTGCCTGAGAGTAGGTTGGGGCAACGTAGGCGTACCGTGGGCTTTCCTTGCCGCAGAGCATGGCTGCGCGGATAAGGTGGTTTATGGCAGCAACAGTCTTGCCGAACCTACGATGGCATACAGCCACCGCGAACCTATTAGCCTCCAGCGCATCGTGAACCAGAAGCTGTTGGGGTCTTGGCGCATAAGGTATGACTACTTCTGCCATGAAATCTTAAGTTCTAGCGGAGTGTCCTTGTCGCCCACTACCTCTGTCCTAGCAAGTTTGGGGATGTGGTACTCGGCTAACTTCTGCATGATGTCCAATGCCTTGTCCGGCTGGGGCTTTACGCCTAGCTCTGAGTCGCCGTAAGCCACTAGCTGTAGCCACTCGTCCATCTTCTCGCTATTGCGGTCTAGCAGGGTTGCTATAGCCTCCCTTACCGCAGAGGTGGACTTGTTAGGCACTCCCGCAGGTCTTCCCTTTCCAGCATTGGGTGGTAGTCTGCGTTCTGTAACTTCTTCTACTTTACTGATTTCCATGTCCGAATCCTATTGGTTGTTCGGTTTAAGTGTTGCAATTATACAACTATTATTCTCTTACACAAGTGCTATAATCTTACAAAACACGAGGAGGTTTTATGTCTATCAAAATTACTCTTGAGTACGTTGACAACACGCTAAATGTTGAGTTTAGCGAAGAACTTATGAATTGCGACGAAGAACAATATGTCGGAATCTTACAAGACTGCATTAACTCTCTGAACAACAGCCTTTTAGGGGCCGAGCAGTCCTGAATTTAGTTGTCTAAGGTACTCGTTTACGCTGTCGATTACCTGTTGGTCAACGATTTCCGATATTCCTTCTTTGCGCTTTTCTAGTGCGCCGAGAACCATATTTCTTATATCGCCAGTCTTGCCAGACATTTCTTGTGTAATCTTTGGAAACAACTTTGGGAACAAAGCCTCTGCCGGAATACTCTGCCCAAGCGTTCCTAGGTACTGCCCAGAAAAGTTTGTAGAGTAAGTCGGGTTGGTCGCCGGAGAAAGATGAGTTCCTTCTGGCCCAATTCTAATTACCGTGTTGCCAGCGTAACCTTTTGGAACCCCAAGCAATGCTTCGTCGGTAATAGCACCAGTCAAGTCTTCGAGGTTGTATTTCAAGTATTCTTGGTTAGAACCGCCTTCGAACCCTTTGGACTTCTTGGTAGCAATTTGCGTCATTGCCTTGCGAAGTTCGCCAGGGGTGCTGTCCAGACCTTCGCCAGTCATCAACTGAATACGACCTTCTTCTGTCATTACACCTTTGAAGTTCTTAAACGGCTGTGTAAGAACCCGTTTCTTAGCCCCGTCTTCTTTTACTGTTTTTGGTATTTTGAAGTCTCTAACTTCTTGGTCAAAATACTTTACAAAAGCCTTTGAGGGTTGGCGCAGGTCTAACAGACCAAGGATTGGAAGCGTTGGCTGCACAGAAAAGTTTTCTGCTCCTGCACCCATTGTCGTTGGCAGCGGAACAACATCTCCTGTACCACCAGCCGCTAAATTTTCAATTCTTGCCTGAATAGCGCGGTCTTGAATCCTTTTTGCAATTTCTAAGTTTGATGCACCGGCAATGTTTTGTCTTATGTGTTCAATGTCTCTAGCGTAGTCTTGGCCGCCATGAGTTACAAAAGACTGCGGAAGAACCTCCTCAGAAATTGATTTAATTCTGTAATTTCTGTTGGTGCTATCCCAAGGCATCAGCATAAGGCTGGAGCCTTTTAGGTCTTCAATCTTTACTGGCGTTTTTTCTGCTAATCCACCAATGAACTCTCGTTCAAATCTAGTCCCTACCGACGGGTCTGGTTTGGTTGGTGTTGTCTTTCTATAAACAGCCAGCGGAGACATCTGCCCAGCGGCCTCTAGAACCGCAGGAGCCGTTGCCTCTGGGTTTCCTGTAATCTGCCTTACCAGCGCGTCTGCCGCCCTGTTAGCCTGTTCTGTGGTGATTTCTCCTACCCTTCCCACAGCCCTTGCACCGGCCATAGGGTTAGTAAATCCTGCGGCTAGTCTTGTAATGTTCTCGGTGGCCGAACCTGTGGGTTCCTGTGCCATCCCGATAGACCTTGCGATATTGCGTAGGTAGTCGCTTCCCAATACTGGTCGTTCAGAGCCAAGTCCAACCGCACCTAGCGCGAGGTTTGCAACGTCTACGCCGGAACCAAGCAGGTCGTATGGGTAGTAGGAAACTCCGCGACTTATGTCTCTGAGGCTTCTCCCCACTCCAGACAGAACCTGGCCGAAGTCCTGCGTGTCCTGCGGGAGGGTGGGATAGAACATCCCATCATACGGGTACGCCACTTACAGTCCTAGTTTTGCAAGAACACGTTTGGCGAGTAATTTAATGTCTGACCACAAGGCTTGTAACTTTTCCATGTCAATCCTTCCTGAGTATGACTTGCAGGGCATCTACCGCACGAGGGGTTCTTAGGATGGTTTCCGTGGGAACCTTTTGCTCCCGCATCTCGTGTCCCAAGTCCGAGAGTTCGAAGCCCATCTGCGTACAGGTGAACTTCTCCTCCCAGTTTAGATACCAATGCCAGTCTGTGTAATATAAGAATGAGTTTTCGTTGAACGCCCGAACGTGTGTCGGGTCTTGCCACGCGCCTAGACTTAGGTCGTAGGGCACATGGATGTGCATCTC